TTTCTTTAGCCCATTTTTTAATATACTTTTTTAATTGAGGAGGTCTTGTTTTCCAAAACTTTTCTACAATGTTCATACCAATCTCAGTACCCATAACATCAACTTCATATTTATTGATTACTGAACCTTCTAAAACATCTGATACTTTTAAATCTATTCCATCAGCCTTAGCAACTTTTTGTAAATTGGCTGCTATTTCTAATTCTTCTTTTGAAAAACTATCTGTTATTCTTTTTGAAATACTTTTGGCATTACCTTTTCTAAGTTTTAATATATCAGCAGTTATATTAAGACCAACACCAGTAATTGTTCCAGCCATATCATTACCAGCATTTGTAATAGCACCATCTATTGCACCACTTACAGCACCTGAAGCTGTCATAAATTTAGTATAACCAGCAGGTGCAAATATTGCACTTGGTAAAGCATATTCAACAGCAGTTTTTATAATTTTACCACCAGCAGTTTTTGATTCATAATTGAAAGGATAAACATTATTTTTTTCAGCAGCTTCATTAATTGTAGTACCAACTGCAAGTTTATCATTTGAAATTTTTTCTTGTTTTTTAGCAAAGTCTAAAGATTTTTTAATATTGGTTTCCATTATTTTCATCTCATTTTCATCTGCTCCAGTCACTTGCATCATATACATGACTGCTTTTAAAGCTGAGGGTCGGATAACTTTTTGTTGCACAAAATCTGTACCCTTAGCAATCATAGATGGTATGTCCAATAAAAATGTAACAGTATCAGCAGCACCAGCTAGTGCTGATTCTCCAATATCCTTTGCATCAAATTCCATTGGCAGACTTTGATTTTCTGTTTCTAATTTAGGAAGTTTAAAACCTGATCTATCAAATTTGTTGGTATTTTCAGCTTCTACATTGACTGGGTTTTCATTTTGCCATTTTTCTAAAATTTCTTGATAATTATAAGTTGCCATATTATTTTTTTAATCCTAACATTATTAAAATATCTTCAACATTTTCTTCACCAAAAGCTTGTTTAATTTTTAATTCAAGTTGGTCATCATTATAATTTAATTTCATTAAATCCATTACATAAGGTCTGGCAATTTCTTCGGTAATTTTAATTTTATTATCCTCTAAATGTTTTTTGTATTTACCAGTTGGTTTATTATTTTTATCCCTAGTAATATCACCAATACCCAATTCTATAAATTCTCTATTTCTTGTTATTACAGCATTGTTTAAAGCTCTTTGTAATTTAACTTTAGCTTTAAATACAGATGGAGTGTCATTTACGTTAGGTACAGAATTTTCTAATAGTTTAATTTCTTTTTCACTAGCAGCAACACCAGTAATATTTTTTCTGTAAGCATTAAAGTATTGTTGAACAGCAGCTTCCCATTCTGACCTTTTAATCATAAAAGCTTGTCTTTCATCACTATTTGTCAAACCAGCTTTTTCTATTAGTTCTGCTACAACAGCATCACCTTTACCTACATAAGTTGAAAATCTATCATCATGCAAAACTTCCATAACTTCCAATAAACCTTCCATCTCTATTGCAGTTAAAATTTTACCTTCTGCACCAGTTTGAGATTTTTTACTTAGATCGCTTGATTTATCTTGTCCTGGAACTTCAATAACATTTGCACCCTCTTTTTCTCTAAATATTTTTAAATTTGCTTTACCTATTTTTGAATTAATATCAAACATTTTAACATCACCACTAACCAAATCTTTAAAATTAGTAAAGTCTGATTTAACTGGTTTAGTATAAACTCTATTTTTTATATAAAGTTCTGGATCATATAAAAATAATTCCATTTCTGCTTTTGGAACTTGATCTTTATATTGTTCTATAAATTTCTTTTTATCTTCTTCATCTTCAAACTTAGACATAGCTGATGCAGTTTGAACACCTTGCATAAGGCTAGGCATAACTACTTCTGGAGATTTACCAGCTAGACCTTGTGTTAGTATTGATAATCCACCCAATACTTCTGGGCTGTATAATAATGATTTAACCATTTAGTAGTCCTTCCTTTTGTAAGTAGTCATAAAATATATTGTCTTTGTGTACTTTGCCATTTTGGCTTGTGCTTATTTGATTTTCTAATCTTGATTTTATATCGTTGTAGCTTTGAGAAAATGAACCCCCAGTTACATTATCAAAATAACTATTAACCATAGAGTCTGGCAAACTATTTCCACCAGAAATAATATCTGGAACTGCTTGATTAATTTGACTTCTATCAAGTGTATTACCTAGTAAATATTCTTTATTAGTTAATATGCCACCATCATCTCCAACTTGTGAATAGTTAGCTTTAAGTTTAGTTCCATCAAATCCTAAAATATCTAGTGCTTGTTTATTTTTAAAAGCATCCATTAATGATTTACCAATAATAGACATAGCTCCTGTTATTGGATTGACACCAGTTATACCAATACTTGATTTAAGAAAAGTTTCTACTGGAGCATCTAAAAAACCATCATTATAAGTTGAAGCATCTAAGTTCATCTTACTTGTTAAGTCATCATAAAAGCTATCATTTTTTAAACTATCTAAACTAACTTCAATAGCATTTTGAATATATGCTTTACCTTCTATATCTACATTTGGTTTTCCTGAATTTCTTGTAGAGTTTGCAATTGCTTGTAAGCTATTTAATGTTGCAATTTTTTCTTTATCACTAATGGTAGAGTCTAGCATCACACCTTGAATAGTTTTAGCTGTATATGTTTCGCCTTTTACAATACCAACTCCATCAGTTTTAACTCCAGTAAATTTACCATCTTGATTAAATTGTGGTGTTACAGTTGTTTTAATATTTGAGTAAGCATCTGTTTCATAATCAAAATTATTAGTTTCTTTTACATTGTAAGCATCACTCTCATAATCAAAATTTTTAGTTTCAGCTACATTGTAGGCTTCACTCTCATAATCAAAATTACTTCTTGTATTACCAGGATTGTTACTACCATCATCATTAGTACCTTTATCTTCTGATCCACCCATATCTCCTTGACCATCTAAACTTAAAAGACCAGATGCACCGACATTTGGTTTTCCATTATCTAAAGAGTTATGTAAATTGGCTTCAAGTAATAATCCTTTTTCAGCTTCCGTAATATATACAAGTTCTGTTGACGGACTGTCTTTAGATGATTTCCAAAATTTAGGTGCTTTAACTTCTTTGGTTTTACCAAGATAGTTTTTTACACCACCTTGCATTACAAAGTTTTTGTCTTTTGATAACATTTATGTCCTTATAAAATTATTGAAATTATACAAAAAATTATTAAACCAATAATATATTTAGATGTGTTTTGATCTATGTCTGTTTTTATGTCGTAAATTATTTTATGTATTTTATCCATTATAATAATCCAGCTAACAAACCAGCTAAAGCTCCCCCAGCAGCTTGCATACCACCAAATTTAGAGCCTATTAAAGCACCACCTAAAGCAGTTGTTACTGGACTAGCTTGTGTTTGTGTTTGATTTTGTTGTGTTGGAAACCCACTAGCAATAGGTGTAACTAAACCAGCATATTGTTGTAGTGATGCAAAAGGTGCTAAGTTTTTTTGTCTATCAATATTTTCTAATTGAGATCCTGTTTGAGTTAAACTTGGAACACTACCAGCTATATTTAATTGGTTTTGTCTTTCAGTATTGTACTGATTAAAAGCTAAAGGTAAGGCATAGTCAGCCACACCAGCGATTATATCTTGTTGATTCATCGCACTACCTGGAGTCCTTCCAGCAAGACTGTATTCACTATTAATACTATTTGCAATTTCACTTGTTGCGTTTTGCAACATGGGTGACAAATAAGGATTAGTATAATTACCAGCTAAAGTATCTTTTAATTGATTATAACCAGCAGTTCCAAGAACTTCTTGTTGGGCTAATCCAGTTGTTGTTTGTGTTGATGGTGGAACATAGCCACTAGCATTTACACCTTGATTATATAATTGACCAGACTCTGATAAAATTTGATTTAAAACTGGTTTTGCTGGTGCATAAGGTTCAACACCAGTTGATGTAACAGTTCCTCCACCAGATCCTCCTCCTCCAAATGACATTATTTATTCCCCTTTTGTGTTATTGATTTTTCTAAAACTACATGAGTTCTTTTATAATTAAATTGTTCCATAATTTTTTCCCATCCTTTTCTTGCTATTAGTTCCATGTTTGAACATTGATTATCTAAAGCAAAATCTTCTATTACACTTATTAGATGTTGCCATTTTTGTCTGTGTCTGCCTGTAACAATAAAAATATTGCAAGATTTTTTTAGTTTTCTTTCAACTATTTCTGTAACTACAACTCCGTAATATTTTTCTAAAGCTGTTGGTTTGTCTTTATCCCACACCACCCATAACTGCATTGTTTCTTTTTTTAAAACATCATAAACAAAATCTGCATTAGTATGATTGCCAGAGTATGCCAATGCTTCGCTAATATCTTTTTTAACTAAATTCCAAACGTCATCTAAATTAGATGAGGGTATATGTACTAAATTCATTATGTAATATTTAAGTAACTTATTCCTATATGAACTGAGTCTGTTGAGCTAACTGTTGCCTTTAGTTGATCTGAACTTTCTAGTATTAAAGGTACTGTTAAAATTTCAACTGAACTATTAGCTGTAAGTGATTGTGTTTTTAATATTGTATATTCTGCATTACTTGCAGAACTATCCAAAACATCTAGTGAAAATGTTGGAGTGTTAGCTGTATTATTTGTAACTCTTATAGATTTTATAATTATAGTTTCATTACTAGCTGCTGTTATTAGTGAAGTTTCTGATGCTGTTGCTAACGCAACACCTTTAAATTTATAAGTATTTGCCATAATTACCTTGTAGTAGCTTTAATATTAATTTTGTTATTAAAGTATCAACTCTGTTAAATTTTTATTTAAACCTATAGTTCCTTTATAAAAAGTATTAAAAGCTAAACTTATTCTAGTATTATTTCCTTTTTTAGTTTCTACTTGATGAATAGTTGATGATGGAAACATTACTAATTGACCAGTTTCTAAAGCAAACCACCATGTGTTTGAGTTCCATAAATTGTATTTTTCTATTTCTGGTACTATTTGTTGATAACCTCTTGGATTTGTAAATTTAATTTTATCATTTTCTTTATTACAATCAAAATAGAATACACCTGATACAACTGAGTTAGGGTGTGAATGTTGATGATGATATTGATTTTCTTCTGTATAATTTAACCAAGATTGAGTTATGTAAAGTTCTATATTATTTTTAGGAGAAATAATTTTTTCTAAATAATCTTGACAAGTTTTATCAATAAATTTTTTAATATTTTTAAATTCTTTTCTATTTAAAATATAATTATCTTTTGTGTTAATGTTTCCTTCATTTTTAACACAATGTTTTTTTTGTTCAGTTACAAATTGTAATTCTTGTTTTGTAAATGTTCTATCTATATTTGACATATAAATAGGAGTTGGAAATAAATTTTCAATAATAGGTATTTTCATATTATTAACAAATATTTATTGTCTGTTAAGTGTTAAGATTATCTATTAGATCCCATGTTTGATTATTTTCATTCCAAGCATAATTCCATTTATGAGTTCCAGATGTATTTTGATCTTGTTGTTCAGAATTTATTTCTGGTATGCTACCAATAGGTGATTCCCAAAGACAAGTATCTTCATTTAATATCCATGATGCGTAAGGTTTTTTAGATATAAAGGCATCTCTATCTTCATCGTAAGTCATACCTATTCCAGCATGATTTTTTCTTAAAGGTGTTCCACCTGAAGAATGAACCCCACCATAAGTGTTATAAGAAGTCTGTTTCCAAATAGACCAACCAGTTAATTTAGTTAGAAAATCTATTCCATTAACTTCTTGTTCAACTCCGTTAGAATCTAGTAGTTCGTTATTATGAACTGAAAGAACTTCTATTACTTTTGAATTTAATCCTATTTTTGCGAATGTAGCCATTATGCTGTGTAACTCCCACTTCCTGTAAATTTTAATATTTTATTTGAACCTGATGTAGATTCTGTAGGTGAACCAGTTATAGTTCCTGTGTAATTAGCAGTTGGTATACTTAAAATAACAACACCTTTTCCTCCAGCACTTCCTGCATTTCCTTGACCAGAACCAGAACCACCATTTCCTGTATTTGCTGTACCCACAGCACCAGGTGCTGCATTACCTGCATTTCCACCAGCGGCATAAGTTACAGAAGAACCAGTAATTGAATTTGCAGTACCTGCACCTCCACCTTCAACACTACCACCACCACCATTAGCAGCTTGTGCAGAAGAACCACCACCACCTGCACCATATCCACTACCAGATGTTACAGTTCCACCAGCATTACCTTGTGAAGGAGAAGTGCTTGGAGTATTTCCAGCACCACCAGCTTGACCAGTAGGTGCTGAAGGTGAACCACCAGCTCCCCCACCAGAACCACCAGCTTGACCAACACCACCATCAGCAGCAGAACCACCACCACCTCCAGCAGAAGTTATTGTTGTTAAACCTGAACCAGAAATAGATGAAGAACCACCTTGACCACCATCATTGCCAGCTGATGTACCAGCTCCACCAGAACCACCATCTCCTACTGTAATTGTAATTTCAGTTCCAACAGCTAAATTTTGAGTAGAAGTTCTAAATCCTCCTGCTCCACCACCACCAGAACCAGAACCAGATTGCGATGCACCAGAACCTCCTCCACCAGCAATAACTAAAAAATTTGTTGCATAAGGCAAACCAGATAAACTTTCATTAGTTCCAGAAATAGATAACCACCCTTGAGTTGTGTCTACATAACGTAATAAAGTTGCTTCTCTTTCTCCAGTTAATTGTAAATTAACTGTTCCACCTTGAATTTTTACATTATTGGGATCTATTGTTAAGGCATTAGTATCAAACGTACCAGCATAATCAATAAATTGTACTTCATCTCCTACACTTGGAGAAGATGGTAATGTAGCAGTACAAGCATTTGATGTTGTATTAATTAAATAAGCATTTCCAGCTGCAACTGTTACAGTTGAAGCTGTAACTATTGATTGAAAAGAAAGACCTCCACCAGAAGCATCACCCCAAGAAATATCAGTACCATCAGATGTTAATACTTGATTAGCTGTACCTTTAGTTAAAATTGCTGTGGCAGCACTAGCATTACCATAAATAATACTTCCTCTACTTAAAGCATCAAGATTGTCTATTTCTGCTGCTGTAGCATCTATAGCTGCAAGTTTAGTTAAGTCTGCTTGAACCAATCCACTAACACCATCTAATAAATTTAATTCTGTTGCAGTAGAAGTTAATGCTACATTTTCATTTATTTTTGGTGAAGTTAAAGTTTTGTTTGTAAGAGTTTGTGCAGTTGTTTTATCTACAGTTGTTCCTGTATCAATTGCTATTGTTCCAGCAGATGTAATAGTACCACCAGATAAACCAGTTCCAGCAACAACAGAAGTTACAGTTCCTGAGTTACTTGGTGTAATTACAGTATAAGTAATACTTGTAGATCCTAATGTTGCATCAGTATTTGTAGTACATAAAAATATTTTATTATCATTTGCAGAACCTTGATTAGTTATAACCATACCACCAGATAATTCTGCAATAGTATTATGTTCTGGATCTCTTGATGCTGCACCAGCACCAGATCCTACTGCAAGGTATAAACCATTTTCTGTATCTGTACTTTGATTTTTAACTAAAACTCTATCTCCAGCAACTAGGGTTACACCATCAATTGTATCACCAGCTTCTAAACCATTTGATAAATTAATATTTGCTGTTGAAGCACACTCTGCAATAATTCTAGTTCTTAATCCAGCTACTGCATTATCAACATATGTTGTTGCAGCTTTAGCATTTATTTGTGTTTGAGCATTAGATGATAAAGTATTAATGTACTGAAATTCTGCACTTGTAACTGTTCCATTTGCAATTTTAGTTGCATCTATTGCTGCACTTGCATTAACATCTGCATTAACAATTGCACCATCTGCTATTTTTGCAGTAGTAATTTGAGAATCAGCTATGTGTGCTGTATCAATTGATCCATTAACATATTGATCTGAGTCTACTGAGTTAGCTGCCATTTTAGCAACTGTAATTTGTGAGTCTGCAATATGAGCTGTATCAATTGAACCATCTACATAATGCTCACTATTAATTTGGTCGTCAGCTATTTTTGCACCAGTTATAGCATCAGCATTTATTTTAGCTGTAGTTACAGCATTAGTTCCAATTTTATCTGCTGTTACTTGAGCAGATGCAATATGTGCAGTATCAATACTGCCATCTACATACTGGTCAGAATCAACAGAATTAACTGCCATCTTAGCAACTGTAATTGCACCACTTGCAATTTTAATAGATGCAATTGATCCGTCTGCTAATTTAATAGTTTCAATAATACCATCTGGAATAGAATTGTTTGTTTTAGATAAAGCACCAATGTAAACATTTGTAATAGCTTCACTTGATAACGAACCACTATCCCAAGTTACATTTACTGTAGTGTTTGTAGAAAAAGTTGAAGAACTAATTGTTCCATAAATTGTACCAGGTGTAGAAGCTGTTAATTTAATTCTTCTTCCAGCATGATAAATTGCTGTAACATTAACACCAGCAATTGTAAAAGAAGTTGAACTTGCATAAGCTGCTGTAAAAGCTGCATCACCATCACCATACTCAACCCATTGGCTATCGTTATACCATTCTCTAGTATTTTTCATCAAAGCTCTAATAGCATTGTTCAAGTTAGATGGAAGCATACCCTCATTGGTATCAATTCCATTTAGATCAATATTATTTGCTTGTGTTGTTGAGTAATCTTTTATTCCTGACATTTATTTGCTCCTAATTCATAAACCAACTAAAAGCCTTATCGCTTTCAGTATTATTTTTGTTAATTAATGTATTTACTGCTTCTTCAATTTGTCTTTGAAAATATTCTTGTGTTTCAATTGAGTAACGAACATTATCAATATCAATTTTATCACTCATTATCTTGTTCCACCTGGACTAGCTGTTAAATCTATTCCTTGTGCATTAGTCCAAATGCTTTCTGCTGGAATTTTTACATTAGCTCTAAAGTATCTACCAGATTTTCTTACTGGATTAATACCAGAATCATTCATTGAACTTGATGCTGATGATGTAACTGCATCTGATAATTTATCTCTAGTTTTAATAATTACATTTGCACTAGCATCTACAATTGGTCTAACACCAGTTACATTTGCTCTTGCACCTGGAAACAATTCTGTTTCTTTAGTTTCAAGTTCGGCTTCTAAATTTTTTCCAGAAAAAATAGCTGCTTTAAAATTTTCATCAATAGCACCTAAATACAAATGCCCTGTTGTCCAAAATGGAGTATCTAATGAAATATTAATTTCATCTAAGTTCTCACTTATAATATCCATTAACTCAACTGTGTTAGCTACTACAAATTGTTTAAAGATTTGTGATGCTTTAATTTTTGCAATTGACCATTTTTGAGTTACATAATTATAGATTAACATTTTATCACAAATACCAGTTGTGTTTGGATTATCTTTTGAGGGATATAACCAAATTGCTAAAGTATTAAATGGATCAACAGCAGCAGTAATTCTATCTGTATATGCTTTATTTAAATCACTATCAAAAAATCTATTTATTTTCTCAGCTCCTATCGGCAATACTTGATCGCCATTGATTTGAAAAAATCCATCTGATGCGTAAAAGAAAATTTGTCTGTTGTCTTGGCAAACTGTTTGTCCAAATACAGCTCCTCTATTTGGAGAGATTACTGAGAAACGAAATATTGTTGCTCCTCCAACAAAATCCATTCTTATAATTTGATCTTGTCTAAAAACATATCCAACTTCACCAGAAGTTATTGCAACTACTTGTCCACCAGAGCCTGGCAAGTCTTGAGTATCTGATGATTTAACACCAGCTTCCCATGTTGAAATGTCATTTAATCCTGACCATGCAACTCTGTTTTTTGCACCCTCTATATTACCAGTTACTAAAAAATCTCTTATCACACCTGAAACTCTAAATTTAGCTGGTACTGTTCCAGAACCTGATGCGTCTGCTAGAGCTTGTAAATTAACAAATCCTGTTGATGTACCCATTAAAAAATATTGAGGAACATCTACACCATTTGTAGCAATTACAAAATTACCAAATTGAGTAAAAGTTATAAAGTCATTAGCAGTTCCACTTAAAGGAGTTCCACCAATAAAATTTGTTGTTGTTAATCTTACAGTATCTGATGAAACATTAGTTAAATTTAATCTACCTACTGCTGCTCTTGTTACAGTCACTACTGCATCTGCAACTGTTGCTGTAAAATCAGCATGAGCATTAATTGCAGTTTTTAAATTTGTTGCTGTTGTATTATTATTTGTTTCTACTTTAAACTGAGTGCCAGATGCTGTGCCAGTTGTTGAAGTAAATACAACAATTGAAGCATCATTTTTTTTTAAAGTAATAGTTTTACTAGCTCCAATATTTGCATAATCTGAAACTGTAATTGTGCAAGTAGCTTTAGCTGTAGTTAAAAATAATCCACCAGCTCCTTTATCTACAAAAGATCCAGATGCTAGTTGATAAATAGTATCTTCTGTTCCTACAAAAGTGAATACTGTGTTTTCATTATTACGAAACGATCCAGCACCTTTTGCATTTTGTGTAACTGTTGATGTACCACTATAAGATACTAAACCCTTTACAGGCTTGTATGAAGTTTGGGCATGGTAGACGTTAGTCGCCACAGTTGCACCAGGATTCAAATGATCTGGTTGATCTGGTAGCCATTCGCCAAAAGGTAATTGCATTATTTTTTTTTCCTGTTGTTAAGAAATTGAAACAAATGGAGATCTTACTGAGGTTACAGTTCTAACTTGTAACGGACTTCCATTGTATTCATCTTCTCTATCGTTTAACTCTAATCGTTCCATAGCTGTTGCATACATTTGTTGCCAAGTTTGGATTTGTTGTGGATTGATACCACCTAAAAAGTTTGCTGCATGAAATAATGATCCATACAAATAAATTGCTGGATGACTTTCTAAAATATAATTTGTTGCAACTGATGAACTTAAAGCTGGGAATTTTTTAAAGTAATTCATTTTAGCTGTGTAAGTTGCATCTGGTTTTGGAGAGAATCTAACTGTATCTCCTAAAATTGTAAATGTACTTGGTCTGCCAGTAGTTGATGTTCCACTTGTTGCATCCATTGTTGCTGGTGTTGAATAAATCAATGGAGTTTTTGTTTGACCAGCTAAAATATAAAAATCTCTAATTTGTAAAAAGTCAGTTGGTAGTGCAGCAGTTTCTGCATCAACAGTTATACTAACTTGAGTTATCATTGATCTAACTCTTAATTTAGAATTAAAGTCAGCTTCTGTTAATTTAATAAAATCATCACCTATCTCAGTTGTTAAATCTGATCTGTTTAACCAATTTGCAAGTGATGCTTTTAATCCTGTGTATGTACTTAATGCCATTAAAATCTTCCTGGTGCTGTTCTAAAATATCTATAATCAGAACTGTTTAATTTTTCTTTGAGAATTTTTGTTTGAACTTCTTTTGG